CGTCTTTACAGACGTATACTCAGACTTGTCGTTTAGTTGTGTTCAGTGCATGTTCAGATTTACTTTCGAGTGATCTACATGTATTTGATGCAGTTAAATGCCATATGACGATATTTTCGGGTGAAGAAAACACCTCCCCTTACGGGGCAAAAAATTACCATTTCGGACAGTATAAGTCCATTATAATTAAACCGCAATCTAAGTATAGCGCATTGGAGCTCTTATTAAACTCCAACGTACATTTTGTGTAAGAATTGTGTCAGACAATTCAAGATTTTTCTGACAGGTAGGCCTCTAGGTCCTTTAGTTGGTTCATTCCAACTGGATTTAGAGATGAAGGCCAAAGATAGTTATTTTACATAGGACTTTAAATTGAATTTTATAGTGATGTTAGATAGAAAGCTTCTTTTGAAACTTGCAAGACAAGAAATTCTACCCAATGATGGCACTCTCAATTGAGAGCATTGGTTTATATTGAAGTGTGAGACTAGAGAACTCATTCAGTATAGTGGATATCGCTTGTGTAGCATTGGAAAAGATAGAGAAAGTTAGTAATCTATTCGGATCTTACAGGAAATTATTTTTAGTGTGTAACGTGATGTTGACATTTGGTAACAGGGTTTAATTAGTATATTGCTAGCCCTACAGCGTGAATAACGTATAGCTTAATTACTACTAGTCATTCGGGTTTACACCCCTTATGAGCGGAGTCTTCGGACCGTTACAAATCTCGTTTCTAACAACCAAGAACGGTGTGAGGAGAGCACGAAGTCAAAATCTCTACAATATGTTGAGCGTGACAACAGAAATCACGCAGAGCTGGAAGCTCGTAATACCACAACAATTTTAGGATTCCCAACGGAATTCCAACAATTTTGTGATGAACTTGACGACGATTGGACTGTCGTTAAGACCCACCGAAGATCGCAGTATACTTCTTTTGAAACGCGAATTTCGGATCGAACCGCTTTGTTGGCAAGTATTCAAGAAGATCAAGAAATTGATGACTATCTTGATGATATACTTGTGGTAAATTTGGACAATTTGAAAATTACCAACAAAAACCTCCATGAAAAACATATTGGAGGGCGCAAGAACAAGCGCGAAGAAAGGAGACGTGTATTGCGACAGAAAATTCAAGCTCGCAACGCTAGAAACGCGGCACGTAGAGTTCAACGTAAGGACGTTGAACCACACGCAGAAGAAAATTTGGTTGATTCTTTTGTACATGAGCCAGTGGTAGATGATGATGATGAAAGTTTTGATTTTTCACCACCACCAATGTCTGATTCTGTCAGACAACGCAACGAAATGGCTCACGTTGCAGCTTCGATTGATGCATTTGATAAAAACGATCCACAACTTTCGAGTTTGTTGGAATCAATTGGTGCAGTAGATTCTTTTACGGAAGAGTTTGAACAAACGGAGCAAATTGAGGAATGGTTAGGCCATTTGGAAAACCTTGTAATTTTAGGTTACCAAATGGGCAAGGCGCAGTCATTTATGGATGTATTTATGGCTGTGGCTGCTTATGCCAAAATGTATTCCAAAAAACGTAGCATTGTTATGGACCTCTATCGAATTATTAATGAGGTCACTACTACTTGTGTTGAAGATGAGGTAGAGCCTCATAGTTGGGATGAGTGGTCAGGCCGCGATGTTATGTTGAAGTGGGAACTTCTAAAGACGAACACTATCTTTAAGAAGATTTCCTACTTGATGTCAGCGGCAATGTCATTGACAGTTTGTACGACCAAACATATTGAATGGAGTCCATTTGGGCTTCAATTAATTAGTGTGGAAGCTGCTAAGGAGCAGCTAAAAGCTGTTGATGTTATTGATGCATTGGTCAAAACTTTTGTTTGGACATGTGAAGTTGGATGGAAATGCTTTGAAACGCAATCTATCGCACCAATTTTATATTCCGATCTGAAAGTTCAAGAATACAATGAGGATTGTGATTATATCCTTGCTAAGGCCGATGCTGCTATTGCAGGTAATATTGAGGATCTTGGAGCTTTTGAAAATAAGCTTAATCAAGTATTTCAAAAAACCTGTGTGATGAAGTCCGCAAAAAATGAAGGACCAACTTCGTTGTGGTTACAACGGAGATATTCAGAATTGGTAGCCATTTTGGAAAAGTTGGCAGCAAAAAGGAAGAATACGGATTTACGTTTTTCACCCATTGGATTTTCTTTACACGGTGGTACCGCAGTTGGAAAGTCTACTTTGGGAAAATTGACAATGACACAATCGTTGGCAGCAATGGATTTTGTTAGTGCCAACGGTGAAGTTGACGATAGCCGTGTG